TGCTTATGCTTTTTGCAATTCCATAGACAAAGCCACTGGATTAATCCTAGACTTAAAAGTCGGTAATAAAGTTAGTGCTGATGACATTATATCCGTAATAAGTGATTTGCGTATCGTATCATCCATGATAAGAAATTTGACTCCGGAAGAAGAGAAAGGAGGCATACAATGAGCAAGAAGATAGGATTCCGTTCTTATCAGGTCGATGAAGAACCGGACAAGCTGGACGAATTAGAGAAGCAACAAGCTGAACGGCAGAAAGCTATGGCTGACTTCCTGGGACAGAGCTATTCACCCATCGGTACCACTTCACAGAAATGTTACAAGACCACCGCTGAACTGGTATATGAACTGTCGAACATCATCGATATTGCTCCGATGGAGCTGGCCAAACAACTGGCTGATGCCGGGTACCATATAGAATATTTGGCGGGACAGCCCTACTGGGTGATGTACGAGAAGCCATAAAAACACTAACCGGACATTTTTTTATTTTTAAAGTCTTTGCTCGTGAGAGTAAGGGCTTTTTTTGTCCTATGATAGCGGATGGCAGAATTCTATCTTTGTGACAAAAAAGAGATATGATACGTTTTTTTACAAAATTCGTCGGTACCTACGGGTACGATTCACTGAAGGAGTTTTTCCTTTCGATAGCTCCGAGCTTCAAGTATAACCTACAACTTCCTGCAATATCCTTCAGTGCCATTACCGCAATAATCAGCGAATACATAGGTATCACTCCTTTTCTGGCAATGACCATGTTGGTGGCGATTGTTTCTGAGATGTGGACGGGTATCCGGGCAAGCAAGGTTCAGGGCATAGGTTTTGAATCTTTCCGCTTTTCCCGGTGTATCATCAAATTGTGTATCTGGCTGGCCATCATTTACATTATCCATTCTTTCTATCTGGAAAGCAAGGCTATGGCGGAAGGTGACGCTGTCATGCTGCTGGCTACCGTATTCTTTTCCATCGCCAAAGTGTTTGTCATGACCTGGTTCTGCGTGGAGCATGTGACCAGCATATTGGAAAACCTTGCCGTTATTGATGGAAAACCGAAGGATACTCTAATCAGACAGGTGGAAATATTATGGGTGACGGTTACGGACAAATTCAAAAGGAAAGGTGATGGGACGGAACGCTAAGTGCATATTCCTATGTGCGGTTATCACACTTCTTGCCGGCTGGACGGGATATTGGTTTGGTTCCCGCTTCCGGAGTATCGTCCGCGTTCCGGAAACGGTTGTCCGCCATGATACGATACGTCCCGAAGTGCCCAAACCGAAAGTGATTGTCAGGGAAATACCTGCTGACGTGGATACGGCAGCTATATTGGCTGACTATTTTGCGGAGAAGCATTATCTAGATACAATCATTGAATATCCTTATCTGCGAGTGGAACTGGCGGATGTAATATCACATAACGCCTTGCTTGACCGAACGGTAGCGGTGGATTATAGGCAGCCGGTTGTTCATAACAATGCTTTGACGGCAAGTATCTTGCTGGGAAGTCATAGTTACATACTTTTGGCAGGATACCGCCGCAAATCCTGGGAGTTTAGAGCCGGATATGATTGGTATAACAAGGCTATGGTAATAGGTATATCTAAAGACATAAAGAAATGGTGATACAGGGATTGGACGATGGAGGAGTGTATTTTTCCGGTAATTTGACCGATGTGGCCATTACCGGTATAAACGAGTATGTTGATATCAGTCTGAGTGTGGCGGGTACCTATATAATGAGTTATGAAAGGTTCTATCCCGTAGCGGGCAAGGTTATCCTGCCAGATTTCGACAAACTGATAAACTGTTATTTCACTCCCGCTGATTTCTCAGCACTGAATGATTTTTATACGGGCGACATACGGAACATCTACATTTATTGCCGGGACAAAAATACAGCCGTGTCTCGCAGTGTAACAGTTTGGTATTCCAGAGGCAGGGTCTCAACCGGCGTGCCTGAACCCGGTATGATTTATAGCCGGTATAAAAGCGTAAATACCGCTATAGGCCGGGAAGAATACTTGCCGTTCTTTGCAGATGCCGCCATGACATTGCATATCGGTGTGGCGCATGTCCGTAATGGAGTGGAGAAATATACCCGAAAATCCGTCGCGCTGGGTGGACGGACCGGCATGCTTGCTTTTCGGGTGTCTCCGGCGAGGATTGCATCGCTTTCCGGGATTTCTGCCGATGCCATACTCTATTATGACGTGACTGTTACAGCCGGTATCGGCAGTGCGGACCAAATCAGGTACTGCATGGACAGGCATTATTACCGGAATACAAGTAATTTTATCTACCTCAACAGCTTCGGATTACCGGAGACTATCGCCTTGACCGGACTTGTGGAGTATAATCCCGAACTGAATGGTGAAATCGTGTCGCTCATGCAGGAAGATATAAGGATAGACCCCGGATTGTCGGATGTCAGAACAGTAAACAGCGGTTATCTCAGTATTGCCAAGTACAAAGCCCTGACAGATATGATAACGTCCGCTGATATCCGTGTATATGATACTGCTGGGCAGAGAAAGATAGTGGTTACGGATGTGGATCTGCTGCACAGGCGGAGCGGAAGCGAGATGTTCAGCGTTACAGTGACATACCGTCCTTCAGAACGCGGTCACATGGGATTTGAACGGATACGCAATGACAAGAAAGGTATTTTTGACCGGACATTCGATTATACATTTAACTGATTCAATATGGAAACAATACGCAGAAATCTGGCTTTGGCCGACATGGATATCCGCACGGACGAACGCGGGCGCCGGCGCATCTTTTCAATCAAGTTCGTCAGCAAGGAAGGCAGGGTGTATTTTATTCCCCAGGCATACGCATGCGGTGCAGGGCGCATGAACATGAAGGAGTACCAGCTCCGGGGCGTACAGCCCTGTGATTGCAAGGGTAATCCCGAAGGACACCCCTACCCTGTGGATATCGACCTGATACTGGAGTATAACAAAATGAAAATCGTATTCTAATGAATATACTGTTTAATTCAAGCGGCATTCCCCTATTGATGCAATCCACATATATATTCGGTGAGACGACGGGGACCCCGCAGAACGAGATGAAGGACCGTGCCCGAATCCTGTCGCCATACGACTTGTCGAATGTCTCCTATATAGACATCGACGGGGTGAAGGTGCGCCCATGGGGAGACGAGAACGATTTTCCGCAGAAAGCGGCCGAGGAAATCGGCAACACCAGCGTGCTCAATACCGGATTGAAGTTTCTCCGTAACCTGACTCTCGGCCAGGGTATTTATCCATGCACAGTGGCCGGTTACGACGATGGCGGCAACGAGATGCTGAAGCCCGTTACGGACAGCCGGGTACAGGCTTTTATTTCATCCCGGAACGTGCGGCGCTACATGGAGAAGGTGCTGCGGGACTATTTGAAGTTCGGCAACGGCGCCGTCCAGTTCGTGCCTTCAGCAACGGTTAACTCTTTTGCCGGAGTCAATCCGGTCAATGCTCTTTATCGACGCTATTCCGAGATGGACGAATACGGTGCCTGCAAGTGTATCGTTTCCGGCTATTGGCCGCAGCGTCCGGACAAGGGGCAATACACCAGGCTGGATGTATTGTCCGAATATGACCCGCAAATGCACGCCGAGGTACTGAAGTTTGCCGGAAAGATGAAGGATGGTTTCATCATGCCGGTGCGTGACAGCTGGAGCAATGATGACCTTTACGGTATGCCTATTTGGTGGCCTGCCTACGTCTGCGGATGGGTGGAGATAGCCCATCTTATCCCCCATTTTCTCAAAAAAGCCTACAAGAACCAGATTACCTGGAAGTGGCATGTACAGATACCGTATTCCTATTGGGAGAAAAAATATCCGTCCAAAGACTATTCGGCCAAGGAACGTGAGGCGGCCATACAGAAGTACATGGACTCTGTGGAGCAGAACCTTTGCGGCCCGGATAATGCGGAAAAACCCATTTTCTCGCATTATGCCGTGAACGAGATGAACGGCAGGATTGAGGAAGAATGGAAAATCAAACCGCTGGAGAATAAATACCAGGGCAGTGATAATCTGCCTGTGTCGGCAGCCGCCAACTCGGAAATCCTATTCGCCCTAATGGTCAATCCCAATGTGCTCGGTGCCGGTATGCCCGGCGGTACATACGCGGGCAACCAGGGCGGTTCCAATATCCGCGAGGCATTCCTCGTAAATATAGCCAATGCGTGGATTGACCGGCAGAATATCCTGGACCCGATAGAACTCTACATAAAGATGAACGGTATGCCGGAATGTGAGTTGCGTTTCCGCAATACTGTTTTAGTAACCCTTGATACCGGCAGCGGTACCAAAAAAACATTGAGCTAATGATATTCAGTGCAGAAAAATGGAACAACGGCAAGGAGTTGAAAGCGGTGATGAAGGTGAACACCGCCATCTCCTTTGACATGATGGAAGCACCGCTTCGGAATGCTTTCCGGCAGTACCTTGTACCGCTATTGGGCGATGCGATGGCGGGTGAAGTGGTTGAGATATACAGATTCGGTCCGAATCCGGATGTACTGGAACAGAATACTGAAGGGGCAACCGAACGGGAGCAGCTGGACAGCCGCCTGCTGGAGATTTGCAAGCGGGCAAACGCAAACCTGGCGTTCTGGAATGACTTTGATGAAATCAGCATGCGAATCACCGATGCAGGCTTCCAGCGACAGAAGTCTGACAACAACGAGTCATTCCAGCAGGTGTACAAGTATCAGGAAGATAACCTGCGGACATCGTTACGGAACAAAGGATTCAATGCGCTTGACGAACTACTTGAGTTCCTGTATACCCATATAGCGGAATATCCGGAGTTCGCGACCTCGCAGGCTTATCAGGACCGTAAATCCGCCATCGTTCGCAGTACCGCGGATGTTAATGACGTCTGTTTTATCAATGGCAGCCGGATTATTTTCCTGCGTTTACAGCCGCATCTGAAGTTTGTCGAGGAAATGCTGCTTCAGCCGGCTATCGGTGACAAACTATACGAACATTTGATTGACGGGCTGGTCAATCCTTCTGAAGATGACGGGCGGCGGAAAGATGTGGAACGTCTGCGCCTGGCCTGTTCCCGCTACATTGTTGCGATGGCGGTCAGACGTCTGTTGATGGAAACGGGCAGCATAACGGACCGGGGACTGTACTTCACTACGGTACAGCCTGGTGAAAAAGGCAATGAGGAAAGGAAACCCGTTGATGCGGAACGAGTAGCTGTACAGATTCAGAACCTGAAGGCGGATGCGGATATGTACATGACGGCTCTGCTACGGGCGGCACGCTGTTATTTTTCAGAGCTATATGCCGGTGATCCCAGGAGGATATTCGACCGGGATAATAACCATAAACGTACATTCTGGACATGAAAGAGCTTCGCATTGAATACTGCAGCCTTGGCATCCGACGTGAAGTGACGCGCCCGGTACCTGAGAAATGGGAAGAACTGACACCGGAACAGTTCCTGCTCGTGTCGCAGCTGTATCTTCAGGAAATGGATGAATCATTATTCCTGAAGAAGTTCTATTCCCTGCCGTCCGGAGCCGGTTCCGATAATTATTACAGGTATAAGTTGGGCGAGCTTGTAGAGTTCATCAGTAACTGTCGTGTCCGGATGGACCATTTCATACTTTCCGATGTAGCGGGGCTCAAGGCGCCGGGTGAACGTCTGAAAGGAATGTGTTTTGAACATTTCATGCACGTGGACACGGCTTTCAACCGATATGTCCGTGACGGCAAGGATTCATCATTGGATATTTTCGTGTCAATGTTATATCTGAAGGGTAACGAGTATATTGTCCTACCGTCAGGCAGAAAAAACGGCTTATTTAGCCGTCAGAAACCCCTGATATTGCAAAAACGGGTAATGAAGGTGGCAAAGATTGACAGGCATATCAAATACGCCATATTCCTGAACTACGTTTTTGTCAAGAGGTGGCTCTCGAAAGCTTTTCCTTTCCTGTTTCCGCTGGATGACGAACGGGAACCGAAGGGCGGGCAAAAGAAGCCGGCTGCACCGTCGGTCAATTGGCTCGACATATTCGATGCCTTTGTCGGTGATGATGTGGCGGTCATGGAGAAATACCAGGCAATGCCGGTGGCAACTGCATTCCGCCTACTTAATAAGAGAATACGTGATGCTCAAAAACAGAAAAAATGACATTTTCAGAGTATATAGAGAAATTGGCCGAAAGGCACATTGACATCCGGCACAAGAAGAACGGTGAGGTGCACTTCCTCTCATCCGAAAGGGAGAAGCATACGGCATTGGACAGTGTGCTCCATTATCCGGCGGTGATTCTGGACCGTGGTTACGGATTCGGTTACGGCGGTGGTCCGGGAGCTTATAAAAAAGACCGGAATTACCTGTTGTTTGTAGTGGAACATGTATCCGACACTTCCGATTACGTTCAGATAGAAACAGTTCTTGAAAAGTGTGAACGTATTCTTGACGAGATATTCAACCAGATACTTGAAGACAAACGGAAGAACCGCCAATGGCTTGCCTTCTCACTCGAAGAGGTGGAAGCGGATTATGTTGTAAATTCCGATAACCAGCTCTACGGAGTCATTGCGGCAATACCGTTGTCCGAGCCTTATAAATCTATAAACTGCCGCAAGGCTTTTTTATTGGATAGAACTTTTGACGAAACTTTTGATAAAACTTATAAATGATATGG